CTAATAAAGTTTTGGTAATATATTATGAAGGTGCTTTCTTTGATATAACTCCTTTAGGCACAGCTCTTACGGGATGCACATTTGATACAGTTAACACTTCAGCAACTGTTACTGTGAACAAAGCGGCACATGGTTTAGAGCCTGGAGATATATTTTTATTTTCATCTGTAACACCTCCAACAGGAGCAGGTTATGTTGCATCTGATTTTGAAACAAATCCTTTTCAAGTAATTACTGTTCCAGGGAGTGATGAATTTACTATTACAATGGCTAGTGCAGCAGGGACAACGGTCAACGGATCAGGCTCAGCCACAGTTACTCCATATATAAAACCTGGTGCTTTAGGTTCTACATTTGGATTTGGTTGGGGAACAGGATTATGGGGTGGTGGCCAACAAGTATTTAGTACATTGAATGGAGCATTATTAGATGACACTGCTGGAACTGGTGGGTCAGGAACATCAATTACTTTAGCATCTACTTCAGGATTTCCATCGACAGGAACTATAAAAGTCGGAGCTGAATTTATTTCTTATACAGGTATTTCATCAAACGACCTTACTGGTATTACAAGAGCTGCGGCAGGAACAAGATCAGCACACTCAAGTGGCGCAGGTGTTGAAGTATTTACAGGATGGGGAATAGAATCATTATCTCAAACCTTAACAACAGACCCTGCATCTTGGTCATTAGATAATTTTGGTGAACAACTTATTGCAACAATTAAAAATGGTCAATCTTTTTCTTGGAATCCTATTAACTCTGATTCTAATGCTTTAAACACAAGAGCAACAATAATTTCAAATGCACCGACTGCTTCTGTAATGTCTTTAGTTTCGGACAGAGATAGACATTTAGTTATGCTTGGAACCGAAACAACTATTGGAACTCCAGGAACACAAGACAAAATGTTTATAAGATTTTCAGATCAAGAGAATATTTCTGATTACACACCAACATCTGTTAACACTGCAGGTACATTTAGACTTGATTCAGGGACAAAAATTGTTGGTGCAGTTAAAGGTAAAGATTATACTTTTATTTTAA